GAAGGTATGATAAAAAAAATCTTTACTAAGCCCATAACAAAATCTGTAAAACCGTTGCGACGCATTGAGGATGTTAATCCTAATATATATCGTGATGTTATTCGCATTGATATGGACAAACCTTTCTATGACCCTCAAAATTTGTTAGCTTTTACTCCAGAGAATGTGGGTGTTGTTATTGGAAAGATGAAACAACAGGCCTCTTATTTAGAACCGTTTGGATTAAAAACATTAAAAGGTGAGGATTTAAACTATCCTCTTATTGAGATGATGAATGACATTCAGCGCACACAAAATGTTGATAAGGCAATAAAACAGTTTATGATTGAACAACCTGATATGTTAATCAATCTGAATCGAATGAATCAAGGTTCACCCGGGCTTGATAATGTTGAGTCTATGGCTAGCAAACTCGAGAATGAGATTCAGATGATGATGCGCATGGCTGTAAATACAGGCAAGATAGATAAGCTTGATGTTGATACATTATTGGATTTGACCAAAGAGGTTTTGTTTGATGGAGTAATGAAAGATGTTTGGACACTATCAGGTAGATCAAAACAGAAACAGTTTTTAAATGGATACTTGGCACAGATGGTACGCACTGGAGCAACCAATGTAGATATGAGTGAGTATCTTACAAATCTTGTTAGTGCTGGGGTATTAAAAACAAATACATTTAAAAATGTACAGGACAAATCATTACGCATACTTGCAAGATTGAGAGACAATCTTGATGCAACCCAGGCACTAGATAAACAAGCTCAAGCATTGTTAGATGACACAATGCAACGGCTACCCGAGGTTATTAAACGACTACAGGAAGAGTATTTATTACAACTGGTTGGTGGTGCTGAGGGAAAAAGCACGGGGATATTTGGTCAACAGCTTATGTATTTGCATGGGTACATGAGTAGGTTCGGATTGTCTAATGATGTATTGATAGAGAATCTCAAGCGGATGAAACCTACGATTGACTATTTAGGTAATACAAACATGGGTATATTGTATGGTGACATCTCAGGAAAGTTGGTCCCACGAATACTTAATAGATTTAAAGAGTTAGCATTTGCTGAGAAGCTACAAAAAATGGCGACTGTTACACGATTAGATAGTGCTGGGTATAACATATTATACGCATTGGATTACTTTGCATCTCAGTTTAGGCGATTGTCAACAGCCAATATGTTGTATGGTGTTGGGTTACCTACGACTCGTTTCCTAGGGTTTAATAGATTAACAGCTC